TCTTTGCAAAAAACACTACTTTTTGTAGTGCTTAAACTATATCACAATTTGGCGTTTTCAAGTTCTATTTTTTCCAAACGCTTGATTTCTTCTTTGACCGCCTGAATTGCGGCAACCACATTACGCCACTTTAACCCTGTGTCATCTAAAGCATCTAACGCTTGTTGTAATACTTCTTTACTCATCTGTTTTTCTCTTTAAGTGCTTCGTTGATGTGCATATAGAAAACCCAATTTAATGAATCGCCAGACTTGACGGCTTCTTCTTGTACGCCTCCCCACAACAATTTAACTTGCGTTGGCGTCAGTCCAACCCATGTGCGCTGTGGTGGGGTGGTGTAAAGTGGGACGGTGCACCCGTCTTGCCCTTTGTCCAACCTAACCATCATCATTCGATTACCTTTGCCTAGCATGGTGTCCCAAGTCCCATAAGCCACAGGCTCTTGCTCTGGCTCTTTGGGCAATAACTCAAACAATTCTGCAACTTGTTCGTTTGTATAAACACCAACGTGTGAATCAGGAAACTTAACCCATTGGCGGTCTGTGCCTGAAATGTGGATCACGCAATATTCCTCTGTCTCAAGACATATCAATCGGTTACCACGGCGATATTTTTGCTCTGGCTGTGCCAAGGCTTCTTTGATGGCGGCTATAAGTTTTTCAATTAAATTAGAAGTTCTAGGGTCTTCAATATGATTTTCCAACGCCTCCAGCGTCAGCTTTAATGCTTCGTCTTTAGTCATTGCAAGGGACTCCACTTTGTTTTAGGTTCATTGGCGTGTTTAAGATAAAAGTTCATCAAGAATGAGAAAACTTGAACGTACGTCATTTTAATTCCGCAGTCAGCTTCTAGCCTTTTTTTGATTACATCTATTGAATCAGGCAAATATAGCGTAATTCTTTTCATATTAGTTCCTCTTGCCACGGTTCACCTATCATTTTTTTGATGTTGAATAATTCTTTGTGCTCTGGGTAGTGTTTACGCCATAACCGCGCATAAAAGGCGATAAAGTCATTGCTGATCTTAAAGTCCTCACCCGTGGTCAAAACGTAAACCTCCCATCTGATGCGGTTAATGATGAGCCAATGGCTGATCTTTTTGCGCCCACTTTTCACCGCTTCCAAGCTAAACCGTTCAAAATACTTCCATATTACTGGGTTATTTTTGTGCCATTCGTCAAATAGCGCCTGCCTAACTTGGAATGGTTGCATTATTTCCTCACTTCGTTTTTGTAAAACTCAATGGCCATCGTAGCAACAACTGCCGTCATTATTGAGCCTGCTAAAAAACCACCGATAAATACTACTAATTCAATCATGTTTGCTCCTTAGAATGGCAGGTCGTCGGCCATGTTGTCAAAATTAGCCGCAGGACGCTTTGCCTGTGGCCGTGGATTGGGCACACCACCGTCATCACGTGGCTTAGGATCGTTTAAATAGCCCCACCCGTCCCATGATCCTTCTTTAAGTGGAATGCAATCCAGCTTGAGCATTGGGCCGTTAGAAGTCTCAATAATCGATCCAATACGTGTGTACCGATTTTTTTTCATGCCCTCCGCATTTGTGTATGAACCTGTGATAACGCTGATTTCTTTAAGTAACTTAGACATTGAATTTCCTTAAAATTTCTACTTTCTTACTAACATCATCTAAAAATTGGGTAATTTCTAGTTCTAACATCTTCACATAAGTGGGATCGTATTCAACCTTGACCACCAAGATTTGCAGATTCTCAGGAAACCTTGGGTCAAAACTCACAAAATCACACCATTCCCGCCCAGTACACGCCATTTGCCACATCATTTGAGGGATATATTTAGCAGGCGCTTTGCCGCTTAACAGATATTCCATGTGGGTTTTGGATTCTGGGCACTTGATTTCCACTAAACCATTCTTGCCCACCAATCCGTCTGGGCTTGCGCCTGACATTTCAATGGTTGGATGGTCAATAAATCCCACCTCATCCACAAACACGCCACGTTTTAGTTCATAGGCTTGTCTGGCCATTGGTTCGGTTTCTGTGCCCCATTGCATTGCGGCGTTGCTGTAAAACTCCGCCTGCTTGTTGGTTAGACGCTCTAAAATCAATTGTGTGGCGTAATTGTCTCGGCTGGCACTTGCGCCTGTCTTGGTCTTGGCTATTACGTCAGCTACTCGACTAGCCGTTACTTTGCCTAGCCTTTGGGCAAACCATTCTTCTGTTCTTTGCTCAATCATTTAATTTCCTTTACATCCAAATTTGGTCAGCAACATAATTAATAAATTGTTTTGATTTTCTATTTTTCATATAAACAAGAGATTCCGTAAAATCAGTTCCTTCATACTTTATTAAATGTTCCATGTAATCCCATAAAGCGTTGAAATATCTATCTTCAACTTCTCTTGAATATCTTTGTAATTGACTTTTAGTGCATTGATAAGTTTTTCCATCTTCAGTTTTGAATTTATATTTCAACGCTAATTTTTTAATGTGTTCTTCAGTCATCTTGATCTCCTTGAATTAATTTATAAAATCCGCAAATAGCACAATGCAAATGTCTGCGGGTCTCGGTTATCTCCAACTCACCCAATGGGCAAACTGGGCATGAAATATCATCCATTTAAAAGTCCTTTCATTTCATCTTTTACTTTTACTACCATGTCTTCCCATTGTTTTTCGCTGTGACAAGCCTGAAATGCTATTTTGTAACTGGCAATTAATTGATCTTTGTTTTCTGCCGTACGCATTTTGTCAATCAACAAACCTAACTTTTCAGGTTCAACATGGCTTTTAATGGGTAAATTGGGCTTTTGCTTGGATGCTTGGTTGCCATCATCGTCCTCTGGCGCAATACCGCAAGCGGCCATCAAGCTATATCTGCGGGCGTAAGTCAAAGCACTTGCATAGCCCTGTGGATCGTGCTTGACCGCTGGAAAGTGCAATTTGCCACATTCCATTGATTCGCCTGATTCGTGAATAAAGATTGTTTCCAAAATAATGCCGTTGTCGCATTCGTACGTTTTTTGAAGTAAGAATATGCCGTTGTCGTTTAAAGCGTCTATAACCGCCTCCACGCATCCAGCAAGGTCAACGTATCGGCTTTTAAAATGAGGGTTCACAGACTGCTTTAAAGCAGGATTAAACGCCTTTTGTGCTTTAACCAGTGCTGTTGCTATTTCTTTCATACATAATCCTTAGTTATTTCTTTGATTTCTTCAATTGTTGATTCAAGTTCTTGTCTTAAAAACTCAACTTCAGCACATAAGCGTTCGGTTTGTGATTTGTAATAGCCACATTGAAATGCCAGGCTGTCGTTAAGTTGATACTTTGACATTGCTTCTAAACAATTAGATTCAATACGTTTAAATTCGTTCATTACGCTCTCCAAAAGAAAAGGTCTAACAAAATCACTACAAAACCTACAATACTGACCACGGTCATTGTGATTTCTAGTGTGTTTGCTTTGTGATAAAACTTGGTGATTGAAGCGCCGTTTTCCATTGTTTTAGGAAATGCTTCGTTTAATGTGCGAGGATAACGATTCATGTTAAATCCCCTGTAACTGTCAACGCTAAGTTGATGATGTAAAGTGGGTGATGTATTCCCACCTTGACTTGATCTAAGATCAGGTTTGCTTCTTGTTTTGTCATTACGACTCCTTAAAAGACCCTTTAACGATTTGTTTGGGGCATGTGTGTATTGTTAATCTAAATTAACTAGAGGTCAACAATTATTTACTAGGTATATTCCCTAATATGTTGTTTTTATTTAAATGTGTTGTATTTTGGTTAATTCATGTTAACATTAACACATGACTAAAGAACAAGCAATCAAATTAGCTGGCAACCAATACAAACTTGCAAAGATACTCGGTATTACAAGGATGGCCGTTTGCCAATGGAAACAAATTCCCCAAGCAAGGGTTTGGCAACTTCAATTGCTACATCCTGAATGGTTTTTAAATACTTGATTGTTTGTTTTTTGTGTATAATTGAAATCGTCTGAAGTGGCATTTAGACGAATGAAACCGATCTGTTATATAAAGAACCCCGAATATTTTTGGTGGTCTTGTAAAGCAGTAAATGAACTTTTGATTGGTTTCAATCGTTTACTTGCCGTCTCGCCAAGACCAAGATCACCAAAAGTGTTTGGGGTTTTTCTTTTGTGCGAATGCTTTTGACCGTACTCCACACGATAGCAAAGCATTTAAATGGATGGCTTGGAAGAAAACATAAGGACAATGAATCACCCCATTGAATCCTTCCCAAACTGTTTTACGAGGTATTGGGTAAAAGTAAAGGTACATGGTGAGACAAGCCTTTATATAAATGAATCGTAACCTTCAGGGGAAGCTAGTTACCGTTGGTAATGGGCTTGGGATGAGTGCTACTCACCCTTGGGGAACCTATGCCTAAAAGGAATGTATGAACCCAGTTGACCATTACGCCAAACTAGCAATGATGCCTGAATGGATTGATTACGTCCGTTATCAGGTCAGAGAAATGGAAAAAGACCCTAGCGGACTTTGGTTAGGTTTAGGCCAAGCAATAGCTGACAGAATTAAGGAATTAAATGTTTCAAGTAACATTCAAAGTTGACGGCAACCCACAAGGCAAAGGCCGTCCACGCTTTTCACGTGTGGGCGGTTTTGTAAAGACTTACACCGATGCCAAAACAAAATCTTATGAAGAACATATAGCTTTTTGTGCCAAACGTGCAATGGGGGCTTCAGAACCGCTTAAAACGCCCGTAGATGCGTTTATTTACATCT